ATTGAGCATCAGCCATGAAGCCGAGAACCTCGGATCGGCTACGCCCCATCGTCGCGGCAAACTGATCGCCCCAAGCTTGCATTGATCGAGCATTCTGGCCAAAGACTACGTTAAACTTGTTCAAGGTCTCCTCTAGCGTGCTTGCATTGCGAATGGCATCGGTAATCCCAACGGAGATTCCGAACGCAGCACCGAGGGCGGTTGCCTGGCCAATGAGTGACCGCATCATCCGGCTAAGCATGTTTAGGCTGTTGCCGATCGCACCGAACCCGACCCGCCCGACCATCTGCACCTGGGCTGAGAACTTCTTAATCTGGGCTTCCATCGACGCAAAGGCACGGCGGAAAGCGGCCTGGCCTTCAACCCCCATCTCAACATATGCGCGGCCTGCAAACTGTGCCATTAGCCGAACCTCGCTTTGTAGTAGTCCACCCAGATCTTGGTCATCTTGTTGCGATGTCTAGCCAGTGCCGGTGCCATCGTTGGGCGTTTTGGCATTTTGAAGTTCATCGGTCTACCAGTCTTGCTAGAAATCAATGCTAGATCCTGATGAGCAATCGTCGTTTTTCCCTTGCGTCGCTTAATGTTTTGTAGCGTTATCAATGCTGGAATGTAGCGTACCTTAGCCGTAAACGTACCGCCAAACTCATGAAGCTCAGCACCCCATTTCGATCCTAGCTTTCGGCTCCATCCAGCAAAGCCGATCTTTACATCGCGCTTGCCGAGGTTTACCTCATAAACAATCTTTCGGATTCCGAAGTCACGATCGCCATATCTCGCCATCGGCGGTTTGCCTGGTGGCCTGGGCTTGCGCCCCTTCTGATAGACTGCAACAGGCTTACCGTCGATCACCTCAGTTCTAATCTGCTTCTGCGGCTTGACTGGATTCCCGATAAGCTTTCTGGCATCCTGCCGAATGATCGCACCAAACCTTTCAAGTGCTCGGCGGTCGATGTCCTGAAGTGCCGATACCCTGCGGTTGGCTTGCTGGATGATCCGCTGAAAGCCCCGCGTTTTTGCTTTCAGTTTGAGCATCGCGTTTATCCTTTGGAAGCATCAGCTTGAGCATCGAAATAGTCTGCGAGTTGACCGGCCATCGCTCCTTGCCATCCTTTTTCCCGGCGTCGGCAAAAAGGTCTGGACGGGCTCCCCTCGCCATCTCCATTAACTGCCAGGCTGTAAGCCCTGCTGGATCGATTCCGACGATTCCAGCCAGTCTATAGAGAGCTTGCCAAACGCTTGTTTGATCCGCTCCGCTTGTACCTCCTGGCCCCGCTTGCTGCTTGACCACAGACCGGCCAGCAGTTCCTTTTTTGCGGGTGCCAGGCGCGAAAAAAAACCAGACCACTCCTCCATGAAAGCATCGATCCCAGCGGCCAAAGCATCGCCATCAAGCCGATCGCCAAACGTCCTGCAATCAATGCCCAATGCTTGGGCCTGATCCATGCAGATAAACCACAGCACATCCATCAATGTCGGGATGTCAGTTGGCATCTGCTCAGGGGAGTCCAGTAGATCGATCTTTAGATTCTGCTTGATCGCCAGCAAGTTACCGACCGTCAGCTTGATCTGCCACTGATGGCCGGTGGAATCCTTAAACGCTCGCATGTTGAAACCTCGTTAGGATGACTGCAAAAACTACGTTGCAGTATACCAAACAGGGGCAGAGTTGGCGTTCTTGACGGGTCGCAAGGACACGTCCACCATCAACGCCTCACCGAGGTTTTCGTTTCTGGTGAATGATTTGACCATCATAGTAGCCCGCAGCCCCTCGCTCCCAGCCGTTGCGGCCAGGCCATCAAGGACAAGAACTTCAACGGAAGTGTTATTGATAAAGGCACCTTGGAAGGCGTCGAAGTCTGCGTCGCCGGTATCCCAGAGCATCCCGAATTCAACGGTAGCATCTTTCATGCCGTCAACGAATTCCTTCCAGCCACCGCTGGCCCGAGTCGTCACGTCGGTTTCGTCCTTCTCAAGGCTCAAGGTCAAGTCCTTGACGTTGCCAATCAAGTCCCAAACAGGAACGGCATAAGTGCCGGTGTTGCGGTAAAGCTTCGCGTTTTGGCTCAGTACGTGTGCCATTAAATAGTCCCCTTATAGCGGATGGAAATGGTTGTCTGTAGGACGCCATCTTCGGCCACCCGGTTAGGGTCGAATGGCTCCAATTGCTCGATCTCATGAACGTATAACCCAGCCAGGTTATTGGATCCAAGGCGATCCATTAGTTCCTGGCAGAGCGTCAAAAATTGTCCCGTCTTCGTTTCCTGCGCTGCCTCAGTCCCGCTGCAATCAGTGCGAAGGACTACACCAACGGTGTAAATCTTCGTCCAAAGATTGCTACGGCTCAGCAGTTCGCGGGATTGCTCGGCACTGTGTACCGTGACATCCCAGCCAGTAAGCACATCCCGATCATAAATCGGTACTAGCTTCTTAGCGGTCGTCACAGTCTGGCTGTACGTCCCGCCCTGGATGAGCGAGACAACAGCGTCAACTAGATCCACTGGCATCGGCATTAGGTTTCCTTTGTGTGGATCCTCAAAGTTTGCATCGTTTGATCCTGATACCGCCAAGCGGCCTCACCACCGACCGAAAGAACCTTGTAAATCTTGGCCCCTTCGGTGATCTGGTCGCCTCGCTGAGGAGTAATCACAACGCCACCGATCTTGAGTTCACTTGCCAGCAAGATGTAGTCTCGGCTTTTGATCTGCTCGATCACCGATCCATCCTGCGTTACATCATGAACCGACCGGCCAGGGACAGCCCTGGAAACCGTCACAGACGAAGCACCGCGGGTGTAGGTGATCGACACTCCATGAATAGAGCGTGCGGCCTGATGTGCGGCGATGACTGCTGATTCCAGGGCTGTTGGCATTGTGCTACCTCAGGTCGCTAGGATCAGGTCAACAGGGTTTCGGTGCTGCCGATCTGATCCGTAACCACGATGGGCACACCGAACGATTCCGAGGGGAATGGTGCAGGTGCTCCAGTCGGGTTGGTCGCTGTCCGGCTGGACTGCAACTGACGGTGCGATCGTCGGTTCATGACGATGTAGTTGGGACCACGGCTGGCAGGGAACTTTTCCAAAGCCTGAGCGATCAGGCTGTCGGTCAGACCCTTGCCGGAGTCGGCAGTCAGGTTGGCGATGCGGACAACGCTGTAGATCGATCCAACCTTCAGACCACACCAACCGATAATCGGGTGGTAGAACGCCGGGAAGCGACCAGTAGCGGATCCGGCACGCTCAACGATCTGGCGTTCACCGATCGAGATAACACCCTGCTGTCCCCAGAGGACTTGGCAGTCAGCGTCGCCGGTGCGAACCAGGTAAACCGAGGAACCAGTAGAAGCAGTCGTTCCACCAGCACCGACCACCTGGGCGTCTGCAAGCTGATTCAGGTTCGACTGGCCGGCAAAGCCAACAAACCCCTTGGCATCGTTGCCGGTGCCGTAGAAAATCTGCTGCTCCACCTCGGCCATCGCCTGGCGCATGTGGGCGAGTGCCTCGATTCCCATCATGTGTTCCAGCCCCCGCTCATCGGCGGTAGCGGCTGCGATGTCAACGGCGAACGAAGCATCCAGCACCTTGAGGTCCAGCGTCACGCTGGTATAGGTGCCCTTGGTGTTCTCAACGCCATCGTTGACATCGCGGAAACCAACCGACGGGTTGGCGGTGATCTTGCTGTACTTGAACGTATTCCCAAGCACGGTGCGTGCTGCGAGCACGCTCAGGAATGGTGCATCGTCAAGGACATCGCTAACAAGGATGTCCATGTCGGTTTTGTTGAAGTGTGCTACGTCGCTGGTCGTCAGGTAACTATCAGGCATGTTTCAAATCTCCGTTTTGGTTGCGTTGGTTAAAATCAGTTCGAGCGAGGAGCGAACGCCCCAGCCCATCGAATCGCCTTCTCATCAGCACCAGCCTTTGCAAGCTTCGCCTTTCGCTCTGCTGCTTCGATCTGAGCTGCGGTCAACTCCTTGCCAGCAGGAGCGGCACTCAGTGGCTGCTCCTCGCCAAGCTTTCCCTCGATCGCTGCAAGCTTCGCGGTTAGCTCATCCACCTGGGACTGAAGCTTCGCGTTAGCCTCGCCAATCTCGCCATTGACGATCGACAGGCATTCCTGCATCGTCTTTCCTTCAAGGAACCACTTGGCTCCTCGATCACCAAACGCAACCATGTAAGGTTGCGCAGCCTCAAGGCTCATCGCAGCGGGTGCAGGTGCCACAGGTGCGGACTGTTCCTGCTGCTGAGTCTCGACAGCGTCCACCGCTGCATCAGCCATAACTTCTTCTCCGTAGTGAAGCGACAGAAAACCAAGTAGTCTTTCAACTACTTCCTTTTTCGGAACACCCGAAAAGTGAGTCTCAATCAGCGAGCTAACAACCGGCGCCAAGTCTCGCTTGTCGTATAGATCAAAGAGCCCACCACGGGTTGCGGCCGGCTCATCAACAAAGTCAACAGCCCTCAGCCCCTTGATCCGCAATGGTGCTTTTTCGCCGGGCTTGAGGGATTCCAAAGCGGCTAGCATCTCATCCGAGAAGTCAGCCACGATCGACAATCCAAACGTCTCGGAATCCTCTTGGGCAAGCTCCAGGAGGTACGCACCCTGCTGGCCCTTTGGACTGTTATCACTTGCCGAAAGCATGGTGAAATCAGCGTAAACAGCGTTTCCCTCGACGCGGAAATTCCGTGCCCTTGCAACGGTGGTCCCGAGGCCATCGCTCGACATGTGCGGGTGCGTCCAGCGTGCTTTGATTCCACGGGTTGCACCGTTGCCGATGTCAGCGACCTGCTGGAGCGTGACAGCATCAACGACGATTGGCCGAGAGTCGTTTAGACTCCCTGCCTCGATCACCTTGGCCCGCTTGATCGTTCGGCCATCAACACCGCTTGCCGGTGCTTTGGTAGCCTGGCTACGAAACATCGTTAGACGGCTGCTGCCCATTGTCTTCTCCTTCTGTTTCGGTGGTCTCTTCCGGAACGCCTGGCTCAGCCATCGCGGGGACAGTAACCAGCCCTTCGGTCGATTCGTCAAAGCCGTACTGCGTTAGGTAGTCCCGCTCCTCGGCAAGCTTGCGGACAACATCCCGCCAATCGTCGCCGTACTTCTCACGGCGGATCTCTGATCGAGTGCGCAGCTTTCCTTCGACGGCCATCAGATCGCCTGTGATTTCCTGCTCAGGATTCCAATAGGGCACGCCGTCTGGGATCCAGTCCCAGTAGATTTGGTCGATCTGCTGTACGCCCGCAGGCATCGAAAGGATTCCCGCAGCCATCCATTGCTGGATCTTCCAAACGGTGATGCGGTCAAGCATCTCTTTCAAATCTACTCGCTTTGCCTTGCAAGCCTGCTGATACTGGATAAGAGCAGCGCGGGAACCAAAGAAGTTGGTGTACGCTTCATCGTAGAACGACCAGGGAATATCCAAGCTCTTAAGTGCGGCTTGTAGGCTAAGCGTCAGGAACGCCTGGAACTCTGTTGATGGATGGCGTGACTCTAGGAACTCAGCTTTGTCGCCTGGGTCTAGTTCAAGCTTGACGGGACCACGACCTAGATCGACTTTGTATTCATCGCCATACAGCTCGGCATCGTCATCAGCCATTTCGCGGGTGATGGCGAGGGCGAAGAGTTGGGTTATCTTAGCTTTGGCCCGTGCGTAGTCGGTCACCTCCAGCGAATCCTGGAATGACGCGATCGCGGATGTCAGTGGGCTTACTCCACGCACCTGGTCGAACGAATCGAAGTAGGCAAGCTGAATAACGTTGCCCGCGCTGATGTCCCGCTCGAAGGTGTACTGGCCATCCAGCGAACGTGACCACACCGCAACACGATTCATCGATCCGCCAGCACCAACTTTGATACCGTGGACCCAGTTGTACATCGGATCGACGCGGTTATCTGGTGAGCGGACTCGATCGCCTTCGATTGCCTGTAGACGTCCATCACGAAGCTTAACTAGAAAGACATCACCATCCAACACCCTACGCATCTCAGCGAGGCGGACCATACGTCGCAGCGAGTGACGGCCTGCGATGTCGCAATTGATCGGGCGGTTATACCAGTTCATTAACGCCTCAAGGCGTTCATTAAAAACTGGGTCGTCAGTGTTAGCCTGGAAAGTAAACGTAGAAACGTAGTCCAGGTGCTTGCGGATTGCCCAAGCCGCAACACTGAAATTTCGGTTTAGCTCCCGAGCACCCTCGATAACCCTGCGTCGCTTTTGAGAATCTAGCAAGGCATCGCTAGATTGGATCCGCGTTCCTGGATCGCGACGCTGCTGGTTCGGTTCGGCTGCAATGTACCGCCCGAAGCGTGAAAGCCAATTGGTCGCGGCGCTGCGTGCTTCTTTAATCATGAGCGTTCCCCAGATTAAAGTTGCTCATCCGCGATCTGGTGCGGCTATAGCGGGTGACTTCCTTCCGCCAATACTGAAGCTCTTGCATCGCCTGCGAGCGGTCAAAATCGACGCTCGTTCCGTCAACGGAGACGCTGACGATCCCAGCACCGGAGGCGATCTGGGTCTCTAGAGAATCCACCATCGACTTGGCGAATTCCAGTTTGCGATTACGCTCAGAAAAGTCTGCATTGCTCATGCAAACATAAAAGCAGAAAACAGGCGATTTTCGCCCGAGTTACCTCACAGATTCTGACTATTTTGGAGAGATTGGCCCAACTTCTCGCAGAATAGATGGCTGGTTACAGAATTTGCAGCTCACCCGGAATCGTCGGATCTCCTGATTCAGTTCAGGGTAGGTGGCGTGGTAGTGTGCCCCTTGCTGCTTGAGCAACCCGCCACACTTTCCACAGTGCGGGCAGCATGGAACCTCGTAGGAAACGGTGGGCGGCTTCTTCTTTGGCTGGTTCATAGGTAGTCAACGCTCCCGCGATGTCGCTTCCTTGGTGCTTCCTGCTGTGGCTGCTGGGTGGCTGGTGGCTGCTCGCCTGTGGTCACCTGTGGCATCTGTGCGGCTGATCTGCGTCGCTTCGGTCCCGCGTCGCTGGGCAATCTGCAACCCTCCACCGAGGCAGCTACACAGCACCCGACCAAGCAATCTAACCAGTGGTTGTCAGGCCTGTCTGCTTTGATCTTCCATTCATCAACCGTCCTACCGCGTCCCTCAGTTCGCACCGGGAATTCTGCGCGTAGGTGCTTAGCTATGGTTTCATGCTCGATCCCGCTTGCCTGGTACAGCGTCAGGCTGCCAGGTGTACCTGGTTCGGTAGACAGCCTGGAATGGAGGAACGATTTCCACCAGTTGGCATCAAATAGAACGTGACGGATTGGGCTGTCCTTTGCCCTGTCCACCCGCCAATGCTGACCAACAGCCCTCCCAAGCCTGCGGGTGTGGTTCGCGTTTAATGGTTCATTCGATGCACCGATCCCCTTGCCGTGGCTAGGGTAGATCGACCCTTTGTGGGTTGATCGCTGGCAATGCTGGTAGACGATGTTTCGGCTGAGTCCCCAGTTGGCATCGATCAGCATCCGATTGATTGCGAGCTCCAGCCCGTCTTCAGTCTTCCAGACACGGCTGAATAGATCCTTCTCAATTGCCGTCAGTGCTTTGGCAATCTTCGATTCGAGCGATTCGCCAGGGAACTGCTTGGTGAAATTGTTTCTCACGCCAGTCATGCGGAAGTTCGTAGTCCGCTGATTCGGCCAGGCGCCGTACTCAATTACCGTGCCGGTCATATCGTGACGCCAGGCTGTCACAGCGTAGAAAAGGATCTCCTGCTGTACGTCAACCATCGCGACAAGTTTGGTGGTGTTCGCTGGTGCGATAGCCTTGGGCGTGTGGCCCATCCGCTTAGCTAAGGCGGTTTCGCTCAGCATCGTATCATCAGCGCGAAGCTCCATCGGCTGATTTTGATACTCCGCAAAGAATGCCCCCTCATCGCGGAAGTAGAGGTTCATTGCGTTTTGGATTGCGGATAGCTCATCCTCGTTGAATCGATCATCCCAAGCGGCGCGGGCTCCCTTATCCATCTCCGCCTGGTTGTCACGATAGAATTCTGTGGCCTCGGTGGTATCGGTGCCGTTGCGGAAGCAAGCTTCCCGAATCTCCTGGTATCGTTGCCAGAGATCCATCTTTTCGGGCATGCCATAGAGCAACTGCGTTCTCTCGCCGTGCCACTCAGGAGAGACCTGGCGGTCAAGCGATTGGTCTGCCATGTCGCCACGCTGAATAACGGTGCATGGCATCACACCAGCGATCTTCACACCAGGACCAGCGAGTCCCAAAATGTCGCCGTTGACGATGGCTAGCCGGTCATCGTTCTGGGTTCCGCTCTTAGCCGATTCCCGCGTCTGTGGGTCATCCAGGATCACGTAATCAGGGCGGATGACCTCGCCATCTGGTGTCGTCTCCTGCTGTCCTCGAATATCCCCAGTGATACCGCAGACGGACACCAGTGAGCCTGATGCCTGGCTACCCTCGATCGTCGGCAGCATGATGTTATCGGCCAGCCATCGAATCGCGGTATTCTTCCCGCGGTACGTCTGCGAATTCGCCCGGGCTGGCTTGCCATCTAGTAAGACGATCGGATAGCAGACTTCGGGGAAGTCGGCCAGCAGCAGCGGGTTAAACCGCAGCTCCGATTTGATACCGTTCAGAAGCTTCTGGGCTTTGGGCTCAGTGGCACCAACCAAGCATACCCAGCGGCGGAAACCGCAAAGCAGAGCCCATGTAGCGGCAGTGATCGCAATTGTGGTTTTGCCGGAACCCCGTGGCATCGCCATCGCGAAGAGGCCACCAGCCTTGACTGTGGTTTCAATCCGCTCAAGGACTCGCAAGTGGTCATCGGACCAGCCGAGGTGAAAGGCTGATGGTCGGTAAATCTCGCAGTATGCGCGGAGGCTATCCATTGCCTCCTGTCTGCGGACTGGATCGCCAATGGGCGGAATCTCGCCAATGTCCGCAGCGGCCTTAGCCTGCTGACGCATCCGCTCCGCCATCTTCTCACGGTGGACGCGGTACTGCTCGGCAAGCTTATCCTTGCGGTCGCTATTCATCGTCGCCATAGATTGATCCCAGTTCCACTGGGTCGCCCGTCACGGTATCGGGAAGGTTCACGTACCAAGCCTTGTTCTCAGCGGCTCCGCGATAGACTTTGTAACGGCAACCTGGAAAGAGGTTGGTGAACTGTGCGACACCGTTTGCGTCGCTTGTCACGGTTCGCAGGCGGTTATCAAGTGCCAAGCCTACCGAACCCTGAGCAAGCCCGACCAATTGCATGGTGATCGATACACCAGCCTCGACCACTCCCAAGTGGCTGTAGCAAGTGTAGTAGCCGGTGATCTGGGTTGCTGGGCTTGGCGTGATGCTGATCGCGGTCAGGCTGTAGCTGACGGTCTCATCGTCATCGACTACCAGGGACGCGCCGGCAAAGGTGGCACCTGGCGAGGTGATAGCAACGGTCCAGGTTCCATCGTCAACGTTGAACGTGACTTGGCCAGAAGCGTTTGTCGATCCAACGTAGGTTTCGGCAGCCTTGGTTAGACGCACGCTGGCACCTTCAACTGGCGACGCTGAGAGCGTCACGGTGACAACCACGGTACGGGCTCCCGTTCCGGTTCCACCTCCACCGCCACCAGTTGGAGCATTCTGGAGAGCTGATGTAGAGAAGCGAGCATTGGCCGTGCCGTCGTTGACAATCATCGTTGTCAGATCGACCAACTGCGTTAGCGCACCTACAGCGGTTGCAATCTCGGTTGCTGCCGATGCTGCGAGTGCATTGGAGTCGATCGCACCTGCGGCAAAGTGAGTGTTGTCAATAACTGCGGGCTGTAGTTCGTGAATATCTGCGGCTACATGATGCGATCCAGTCACTTGCACTGTGCGATTGCTGTTCGCTGCGATCAAAACGGAATCAAGGTATCCCGCCCTGGTCGCGGTCCAATTGCTGGCCAGTGCCGCGTTGTCAGTTCCTCGCATGTCGGTGTTGGTGGTCGTAGTATCGACCAGCGTAACACGGGAGATGTGGCCTGAGCTATTGATTCCAAGCGCGGCAAAGTTCGACGGAAACGCCTGCGTCAGTGCGTAGCCTGTCTTGTCGTTGTTCGTGCCGACTGTCACCGCACCGCCAGCGGTGATCGCCAATGCTGAAAAGTTTGATGGGAAAGCCTGAGTCAATGAGTAGCCGGTTTTGTCATTGTTTGTCGTCACAGTGACGCCATCGGTCACAGCCTTGATCGTTGTCCCGCTGAGGTTCTGGGTTGATGATGGATTGGCGATCTTGCTCTGATCGGTCCCAGCGTAGCCGAAGGTCGCGGAGGCGCTGAATACTACCTGGGCAGACGCGGAATAGTAGTCAGTCTTGTATGCGACGACTCGCAGCGTCTCGCAATCCGTTTCTCCCTGAGTCGGAACATAGGACCACTCACCACGATTTACTGCCGTGGTTCCTGCACCAGCGGACCAGGATCCACCGTCCTTTGAGACTTCAATAGACACGCTGGATGTCTCTAGCGTTCCGTCGCTGATCTTTACAACCCTACCAAGCAAGATCGGTCGCGGAGTTGCGTTGTTGCGTGCGTACATTACCGAAGCCCTCCACCAATCATTACTGGGTTTCTTGCTGCCCATGCTGAGCGAAATGCTGGTGCAGCCTGCTCGGTGTATCTCCTGCGCCTCGCCAGCGGTAGATTGCCACGACCGAGACGGTAGAGTGTCGCTGCGTCGTCGATCAGCGATGCGCGGCTGAAAAGCCTGATGTCATCAAGCTGGCCTGACAGCGGAATATCAAAAACACCGCGCAGGTTTCTTGATCCAATTGCAAGCTGACGCGCAAAAACGATAAGCTCTGTGCCAGGCACGTTTGTGGCAAAAGTCAGAGACAATGATCTTCCGTCAAGATAAACCGACACCAGACCCATCGAACGAACAGCAACGATATTGTGCCATCGTCCATCATTTACTCCGGTGCTTGTAGCGTATGCTTGAATGTGACCGGCTTGCCGAACCTGAAAGTAAATTGCTCCAGATGTGTCGGTGGTTGTGTTGATCGTATTTACTGCCAGGTGAAGGATACCGGCAGTGCCAGTTTCCACTACGCCGCAGATTGTTCCTCTTGTCGTCGATGTAGTTTTCACCCAGGCCGAAACCGTGAAATCACCTGCTGACCCATTGCAGGCGAGTCCGGTTGTCAGCGCGTAATCATTTGACCCGTCGAAATCCAAGGCACCTTGACCATCACTAACCACCCAGTCGGTCGCCGGGTCCATACTCGTAAGCGTGGCAAAGTTTTGACTGCGACTCAGATCGTGCAGGCGCGATCCACCAAGCGGCTGGATCGAGGGACACCACCAGCCCAAGTCTGGGTACAGTCGCGGAAACTGAGACTCTGCCGCAGTCCGTGGGTGACGCATTAGTCGATCACCTCGTCGATCAGCGGCACCAAGATGACCCGCGATTCGTTGTCGGTCGCGGTCGTTTCGTTGCGAAGTGCTTGGCCGGAGTTGTTGTCCCAGATCGGAGCGATGTACCGACTGATTGGCCGAAATAGAAAAGCGTTTTGGCGCAGTACCGTATTGGCTGAGTTCGTGAGGATCAGCGAACCGGCAGGCGGGCCAATCTGCCGGAGGTTGGCGTCACTTGTACCCAGCGTGTAAGCGGCGTCAGATCCGGTCACGCCTCCAGGCCAGTCGGTGTTGTTGCGAGAGTGCGCGAAATAGATGTCGTGCGCATTTCCAGCGGTCGGTGCGGTTCCGGTTTCCGCGACGATATAAAGCGCGTAGTCGCGGTCCCAATTAGCACCAAGATCAACGCTGGCACCCATGCGCGCTGCACCATCAGCAAGCGCGTTCAGCGACAGGTTGGCCGTCACACCCGAAGCGGATGGCTGGCCCCAAACAATCGCGGTTCCCTGCTCTAATTTGAACGAGTCCGGCAGTGCCATGCTACATCATCTCCCGTGCGCTTCTAACGTGTCCAGCACCCACCTGCGGCTGACCGTTGGCGACTGGCCACGATAGCAACTGATCGCCCAAGGATCGCATCGCTGACGCTTGCTGCTCGGTAGCTAAACCAGCGGAAACCAAGCCAGCAACCATCTGGACGACACTAGGTAAATCGAGGTCTACCGTTCGGACCTTGCCAGCGGCGTCGTCAACCCAATCGACCACGCTGATGCACAGCCCACGGATCGCAGCCGGTACTTCGCGGTCCTCCTGGGTTAGCTTCAAGCCAGGCCAGATTGATTGCTCAATCAAGAACTGCTTGACTTGCCAGGTCTCAACAGGTGCTCGAACAATGACCAGCTTTGCGTTGATGGCTGCCGCTGCCTGCGCGTCGGTAAGTGCTTCGTAAGCAGGGTCGCGGAGTTCTGCCACAAGTTTTGAGTAGTCCATCATGACTCCGCTTTAGGATGCAGCTGGTTGACTCTTTCTTCCAACCTGGCGACCGACTGATTTAGCCTCAGCCGGTCCTCGTAGCATTCGTCAGACTGCTGAGCGCATTTCTCCAGATCCTTCCGCATGTCCTCGATCTGCTTCGCGTTCCTAGTCTCCTGCTGCTTCCAGAGTGCAGCAACAGCCCCAGCCATCGCAGCCACAACGGGACCAACGTATAAAGCGATTTCGCTTGCCATGCTTTTGCTGCTCATTCAATCACGATCAAAGGAGGTGAATCAGGTAGGTCAATCTCTTCGAGGGTCATGACAGTTGGAAGCTTAGCCTTGTACCATCGCTCAAGCTCCTCGGCTGGGATGTTGTACATCGCCTTGCCACCCCAACTGGTGTTGTTGAGAATGAAATAGAGTTTCCCAGAGCGATCGTAGAAGTGACCACTCCAACCCATGTTGTGGGCCCATCGGTTATTCGGATCGCGGCCATGAATTGGGAACCCATCTGGGTGATCGCCTGTCTTGCGAATCGCGATCATGGAGCACATGAAAGCGGTTTTCATCTGCTTGCTGGCTTCCAGGTGTTGATCGACAGATTCGATCTTAACGGAGGCTAGCAAGCGGTGGTCACAGAACTGGCGAAGCTCTTCAATGTATTGCCAATTGCCGAACGCACGATAAAGCGATGGCTTGCCGATCGGCTCAGGTAACATCCGCTCGCCGTCAGCATTCTGTGATTTCAGGATCTCCAATAGCTTCGGGGTGCCGCAATCGAGCACCCCATCCTTCATAAGCGATTCCGCCATTGGCTCGCAGTAGAGGCCGTCGCTTCCCCGCATGTTGGCACGCTTTCGAGCCATGCCGTAGCTTTGCGGCGCGTAAGGGGCGATCGAATCTGCGCCAAACTCCGCTCGGCCAAGATACTCCTCCGCGTCTCCACGGGCTGCGATTTGTGCAATCGCTCGCTGGACCCAGACGCGGAAGGTGTTGCTCGCAACGCATGAGCCAATGTCCTGCGGTAGCCAGTTATACTTTCGACCTACGGTGATCTCTTCCAGCGTGTTGAGGCACATCGAGTTGTCAGCCATGCCCTTGCGGGCCATCGCTTCGACCCATCGACGACGGATCCCTGGAAGGATGTCGTTGTTGGTTGGCCGGCTACGATACGCCACAGGCATATCGGCGGCGGCGCGTTCGTAGGTTTCG